TCCCAAGAGTTGCCAAGGTTAATCATGCGCTGCTGTGCCTTTTGCACTAACCCTGATTCACTAGTCTTCAGTGCTTCCCCAGACGGCGCACCGCCTACCACTTGAAACAGGTGCTGCGGTGTGCGGCTGGTGCCAGCAATATGCTGCACGATAGCCTCAATTGAGCGCAGCGGCCCATCTACATTGGCAGCACTCCACTGCCCCACCTGCCCGCCGTCATATTCTGAGTGGAACTCAGTGACGCTGCCCGGCAGAATATCTAGCCTGCTGGCCCCGTGGTTAACATTGAGCGTGTAACGCTGCGGAAATGCCAGAGTATCCAGAATCATGGTTAGGTCAATCAGGGATTTATTGAGCAGGTCTTGCATTGGGATAAGGTTAATGATCTCAGACTGCCCAAAGTCTTGCCCCAAAGGGCGGTTGCGGAAGTGTACCAACGGGATGCCTAGCGGCTGGCCGCTGCGGTCAAGCCAAGGCACTGGCCAGCTCTCATCTAGCTCATCGCTGTACTGCCGCCAGATGCCGCCTCTGGCCATGTACTTTTCCACCTTGTCCGGGTAGTAGAGATTAAGGCGGGTTTCCGGCTCCTCACCTAACCGCTTTTGCACCCACTTTTTTGAGGCCCAATCTATGTGCCGTGTGGTTTCATCATAGTGGGGGATAATCATCTCTGCGGGTTGGTGGGTAAACCGGGGCCGCTCGTTCTTGTCATCCCAATCACACAGCACGTAACTATCACCTAGCATTATGGTTTCGGTATGTACTACTACCTGCGTGTAATCCATGCGGTTATGCCGCCACAAATCCCAAGCCCACTCGCCAAAATCCTCATCATCAGCCTCAAACCCAATCACCTTTAGCCGCTCACTTAGGGCATCAACGACCACGTTCATATAGTTATCCCGGAATTGAAGCCGGGGCGGTAGGAACTTCTTTAGCCTATCGGTTAAGGCGGTGTCATGGTCACCGTTGTAATATTGCCGGGTTAACTCATAATCAGCCCTGCGGTCATCAATCTGCTGCTGCAACCACATCATCATTGATTCTGCCACGGGATTAACGCCGTTCATTACCATCAGCTAACTCCTCTCGCCATTCTCTCTTAATCGTTGCCACCAGAGCCTGTATAAAACACACTATAAAAGCCACTGGCACCCAGACCAGCAGCACAAAGGCCAGAAACCCTATAACTAGCACCCTAGTCATGCTCAAGGCTCTCAACGTAATCACAGACAATCCAGTTGCGGCAGCCACGGTATGGCTCACCCTCACTCTCTTTCTGCAACCAAATAATATCCCCGCCGCACTTGGGGCATTGAGTGCTACTCGTTATTTTCTTTATCATGGCTTATCCCAATATATAGGGTTATCGGGGTCAAGACCTAGGGGGTTATTGAGTTGCCTTGGCGCAGCTCCCACCAGTTGATGCACCAATGGCTCAGGCACGTGGGTATTGCGCAGCCGCATCATGGCCCCTGAGAGCGCATCTACTTGGTCATCATGCCCGCCAAAGGGGAACGCCTCTATTTCATCAAGAAACGTACCAAGCCACGGCCCCCGCAGCAGCCGCACATTACCTACCTCCGCTTGGCTGCTAACTGGCCCTGCTCTCTCTAGCTTTGATCCTGTGGCTCTCTGCCCTCTCACGGTGTACTCAGGCAGCACACGGGTCACATAGTTATATATTGTGTTTACCCCAGATGCGCCCGGTTCTTGCTCAATCACAATTTGAGTGCTGCTGCCGTCTACTGCTGCGGTCTGCGCTATGCGCCGCTCCACCTCCGCAGGGCTTCCCCGCATCCGCTGCACATCTACTACATAAAACATACCATCAGCAGCGTGGTCTATCCGCACGCCTGCGGTATAGTCTGGGTCAGCTCCCGCCCGCTTTGGAGTGGCGGCCAAGTCCCAATACCTAACGCTGCGGTTAACGAATACAGGCAGCTCATCAGCCACCCCAAACCACTCACGCCGGAACAGGTTGCCCGGTACACGGGCTGACCAATCCCCATGCAAGAGCTGCTGCCGTGTTACGGGGTCAAGCTGCTCAAGAGAGGCGAGATAGGCATCCTGATCCAAGTGGGGGTTATCCGGCAGCCGGGCAGGCACAAAGAACCTTCCCTCATCATCTGGGCCGCTATCAATAAACCTGCTGCGCACCCACTCATGCCCGATGCCGCCGGGGTTAGATGCCGCACGCATCCGCAGCGGTACATCCACGCTGGCTGTGCGCCGTAGGCGTGAGAACAGGTAGCGGTAGGCAGACTCCTCAAATTGGGTCAACTCATCAAAAGCAATAAACTGGAATTCTGTGGACTGATAGCGGTACTCATCCCCGCCATGCTCAAGGTAACCAAAGCTGAGAGTTGCGCCGCTTGGGAAAGTCCATGTCTTGGCCGCCTCTTTCCACGTGGCATCTTGCGGCAGCAGCCACGATTTAGCCCTATCCATCAAGGCACCCGGCAGGGCAAGGTCAGTATAAGACCGCCGCAGCAGCAGGGCCGCATACCCCGGAACATCTACATATTGCAACGCTGCCATCAATAAAGCGTCACTCTTGCCGCCACCTGCCGCACCGCCAAACAGGGCCTCCGGGGTATTCAGTAACAGAAAGGCTAACTGCTTACTCGTTGGCTTGTGGGGGATGTAGTGATTCCAAGGCAACTGGATGCTGTCCATTGGTTTCCATCCTGATGGCCCCAACATCCTGTAGTGTTGCGAGAGCGTCTCTGATATCGCCAATGTCTATAGTCACCACCTCATGCTGTATTGGCGCACCGCCTGCGCCTGTATGCTCAACCCTAGATGGCATATCCACCCCCATCAGCTCCCTCATGTCCTTGATAGTCTTTAGGCAGATATTAGCTGCTGGTATGTCACCATTGAGCATCTGGGGCCAAAATGACTTCAAAACTTTTGTGAGCCGTTCTAACGTGATGGCACGGTATTCATCAGCGGGCGGTTGCAGTGTCTTTTGGAGGGCTGATTCAACTGCCCTAAATGCGCCTGAGTGATCGCTATAACCTAATTGCTCTGCAATATCTTGCCAGCCATAACCAGCCATGCGCAGCTCTAATGCTTGCTGCTGCCTCTTGTAAGCGTCAATGCGCCTGATTGAGAGCTTAGATTCACCTGATCTGCCACTGCTACCACTGCCCATCTTTATGCCTCTTAACTTGTCAGCACTTTTAAGACTGCCAACCAATCATCTATTTCTTGCCGCAGCCCATTTGTGAATATTTCTATATTACCTTTGCCCAAGTTGCAATCATTGCACGCTGTAATCAAGTTGCTGTTATCGTGAGAGCCGCCCTTAGATTTGGGGTCTATATGGTCAACGTGTAACTTTACTCCCTCACTCTCAGGACTAGCCCCGCAATACTGGCAGCGAAAATTGTCTCTCTGCAAGATAAAAAAGCGGGTACGTGCCGCAATTTTCTTGGGTGCAGCAACCGTTGCCATTATTTACCTATTTTCACAGCATGGCACTCACAACTACAACGGCATCTGCCGCAAACCTCATGGGCCTCAAAAACGCAGGCCAAGGATTTAGCTTTCATTCATCATAACCCCAATCAACAATGTTAGTGTGTACGCCCTCAACAGAGGCACCCACTTTGGCCTCTAACTTAGCCCGGAGGCTCTTAACAAGCCTGCTGCGGCTTCTCTTGGTCATCTGGGGCAGTTCTCCACAGGGAGTTATACAATCAGCCCTGAAATGACCCTTACGGGATGATCTGGTACCAAGTATCTCAAAGACCAACAGGGTGCCATCAGGTAACTTGGCATCCCAATCAATATTATCTCTACCAGAGGAAGTAGAACGCCAGACCAGACAGACACGTAAAGTGTCTGGCCTGCTCTCTCCCCCGGCTCTCAATAATTGCGGCATATAACACCATTGATTTAACACTTTATTTATATAAGGGGTGTTAACTGTTAACTTTTAACAGTATTTAACAGTTAAATTAACTGTTAACTAGATACGATTTGCCCGGATTTTATAACACCCTGTTAACTAC